AAGCATGTCTGCTTGCGCCTCTGGCAGGTCGCCCAACTCAGCTTTCAGTCGCTCGATCTCAGCAGCTTGCGAACGGAGTAACGCAGCGGCTGCACTCTCAAGCCGTGTCGGGGTGTCGTCGCGGGGTGTGGTCATTTGAAATACCCCCAGATGAAGCCAATCAGGACCCCCACGGTCACGGAGAAACCGATCGCCGCGAAGATTGACACCCCCCACCCGCACACTCGATCAAATGTGTCCCACGGGCCACCGTATAGCTGTTCTAGGGATAGTGGGCCATCCTCGCAAGGTGGCAGGTGTTCAGTAGGCGTGATGTACTTACGTTCCCATTCCTTTTGTCGCATGAGTACGTTAGACTGCTGGTCGCGGAATTCGGATTCGGTCATAGTGTCACTCCAAAGTAGTCAAACATCAAAGAAGCCAGTATCAATGCGATGACTAGCGCCAGTGCCCAGTCGTACCATGTCTCTTTATAGGGTTTGTGGTGTTGCATCATTTGGTTTCTCCTTGTTCCAGTTCCTCAACCCGTTGTTCCAGTTCCTCAACCCGTTGTTCCAGCATCTCGATAGTCTGCTGTGCGTCGTCAAGCTCCCCATAGACCTTAGCCATGGGATCGTTAGCCATGTAGGCCAGTCGTTCAAGTTCGTTATATGTCAGGGTCATATGGCCTCCAATTCAGCGTTGACAATGTGGGGGAAGTACCCAGCAGCCAGCTTAGTGATAAAGTCGTCTAGGTGGCTCTGGGCGCAGCGTAGACCCCATGATGTGCGGTTCTTGTAGGTCATGTACGAGCGGGTGCCGTTCTGGTGACGGATTAGGATTTGGTAGCGCATGATCACATTCCCCAAAAGTACAGGATAAAGGGTAGTGCGAGGGTTGACGCAATGGTCAGGGTTTCCAGTGTGGTTTTGATCATTTCATCAGCTCCAGCTTAGTCCAAGGTGTAGAGAACACCCAGTAGGTATCGTTACCAAGTGAGCCGCCGTGCATGGTGTTGTACGGACCCTTACCCCACTCCAGAGAATCGGCCAGCTTGCAACATGCGGCCATGTGATTCTCGTCAATGGTCAACGCATGGTCATACGAAACATAGATAGTCTTGGCTTCGCATTTGGCTTGGATGCGTGAGCCACGGGTATTACCGGGGCCGATGTAGCGGGTTCTGATTGCTTGCATGATAGGGTTACTCCAGAATGTTACGTTTACAGGTTACAGACAAACCCGGACAACCGGGCGAACTGTGCGAGGGGTAGGGCTTTGAACCCGCCCAGCGTGGCACGGAGACAGTGTAAGGTGTAGGCGGTGCGGAGGGATTGGATGGACATGTTAGACCTCGAACGAAACAACAGCTAAGAACCCGGATGTGTCAACAGTCACACCATCAGGGATACCGTCAAGTCGCAACATCTCGCGACCGAATACTGTCTTGCGAATCCCACTCAGCATACCCTTGAACAATTCCGAGTTCGCGTAACTGCCATACTTCGGATGCTTGCGCATGGCGCCCATATCGCAATGCTTGCGGTCTAGTACAGGCACTTGGATGTATTGAAATGCTACTGTGTCGTCCATGTTGTACACGGATTGAACTTTGCCTTTGAACTTGATCTGAGCCATTTTGAATTACCCCTGTTACGTTGATTACTGTGTTGCGATGTGTGAACTATAACCCAATGGGTCACAGTTGCAAGAACTACTTTTTAATCGGTTTCCGCAACCCCATTGGGTTTTCCTATCGACAGTGCGAGGTTAGACCAGCGGTTATCGAACCTGAGCCCGTTCAGGTGGCGCACTCGTCTCTCAGGCCACTCACCTGTCACCATGCGCCACGCTAGACGGTGGGCGGGATAGCGCTTGCCTCTAAATGGGATGATGACATAGCCGTCGTGGTCAATGCGACCTACGGGCCTTGGGATCGGTAGTATGTCTACTCCATTGAACTCGTTCACCTGATGCACCAGCGAACGAAATAGGCCGGTCTTCATATCGTATTCAAATGCAAGCCACACATCGAATACGCGAAGTTGTATCTTACGGGTCAAGGTCTTGACTGCTTTGCCTCTACGGCGCACGGGTACTGTGTTTGGGTCTAGTGGTCTTTCCTCGAAGTGGAACATTTGTTCCCGGACGAGCTGTTGCTGTTTGGGCGTGTACTTCGATTTCGTGTAGCTTGAGCCCATGTATTCATCTGACATGCTGTTTCCTTTCATTGTGGGAGTTTCCGTACGTTCTTGTACATTGTGTCACAGTTTCAGAGTTTCCGTACGTTTTCCTATGGTTCTGGAGTTTCCGTACGTTATAGACAAATTGCCTTGAAACCCTGGGAACGTGTTTGCAAAACTCGAATATAAAAAAGATCATTCTAAAATATCTTCCTGATGAGGCAATTTGTCTATAACGTACGGAAACTCCGAATCAGGGGAGCAAATCTCTCAAAACGTACGGAAACTCCGGTTCCGTTTCCCGCACGGTGTGGAAACTCTGGACCCCTGAATCTCGGAATCTGGGGAAATCTGGCAATTTGTCTATAACGTACGGAAACTCCACACTTGCACCAAAAGGTACGGAAACTCTGGGTCCGTGTTTCCCGGCTCAATGGTCCCGATGGTCCGGTTGCCATGTGTCCGGGATCAATTGGTACAAAACGTACGGAAACTCCATGCTGTGCTGGGTACTGGTGCCCGGCGCTCCGCTGTGCCCTGCGTTGCGGGAAATCCGGGCTCTCGGAATCAGCCCCCCCCCAAGGGCCTTGCACTCTGGTGTTCTGGTGGTATGGACCCGGAAACAATTTTTCATACTTCTGAAAACCAAAACCCAATGGGTCACTTTCATTTTTCAAAATTTTTCAAAATCAGGGTTCAGAGTTTCCGTACAACTCCGGCCCCCTATGCTCGTTCCTCCCGCTGGGATACAATGACACCACTATCTACATAGGCGTGGCATACCCATCGTGAAAGAACCCTACATCGTCACCCCGGTCCCGGATTGGCTGACAACCCCGGACCCGACTGCTACCCGCTCATCCCTCTCGGACTTCCTACAGGACGGCCCTGCTCGGGAGCAACGGATGGAACTCGTGCGCCAGATGCGCCATGCTGAGTTTGAAGCCGCGTTTGAGACAACCCTCGACAAGCTGACACAGGGCATGTCCCTGAACCGGATCATCAAGTCGGACTTCCGGGAACTCGATGGTGGCAAGTTCATGTCGTGGATCAAGAAGGACCAGAAGCGCCTGGCCCGGTACTATGAAGCGCTGGAGATCGGGGCTGAGATTCTGGCTAGTCAGGTTCCCGAGATTGCCGAGGGGGTCGGGAACGATGGGAACCCGGTCATGGAGGACTTCAATCGAAGCAAACTCAGGATCGACTCGATCAAGTGGCAGGTGGGTTACATGAACCGCAAGCGCTTTGGGGAAACCAAGACCCTTGAGGTGGTAGGTAATATCAGCGTCACCGATGCCCTGAGGGACGCCAATGCACGGGTGATGGAGGCGCAGCTTGTGGACATCTCCGACGCTCAGTACCGACTAGAGGACCGTTCCGATGCAGAAGATTAAGTACACCCCAGAGGAGGAGCAGGTACTGATGACTCAGTTGTGGAGTCCACAGATCGCGGACAACCCTGAGTCGTTCGTCTTGTTCTCGTTCCCGTGGGGTCAGGAGGGGACACCACTCGCCAAGTTCAAGGGTCCGAGGAAGTGGCAGCGTAAGGTGCTGAGGGATATCGGCACCCACATCGCAGCCAACAAGGGTCAGATTACGATGGAGGCGCTGCGTAAGGCGGTAGCGTCTGGTCGGGGGATCGGCAAGAGTGCCCTCGTGTCGTGGCTGATCCTGTGGATGCTGAGTACCCGGATCGGGTCCACGGTGATCGTATCGGCCAACAGCGAGAACCAGCTTCGCACGGTCACATGGGGTGAGTTGACCAAGTGGACGACGATGGCGATCAACGCCCACTGGTGGGAGATCAGCGCGACCAAGCTGGTTCCGGCGCAGTGGATCACGGAGTTGGTGGAGCGCGATCTTAAGAAGGGCACCCGGTACTGGGCTGCAGAGGGTAAGCTGTGGAGCGAAGAGAACCCGGACTCATATGCCGGTGCCCACAACATGGACGGGATGATGGTGATCTTTGACGAGGCCAGCGGTATCCCGGATGCGATCTGGAGCGTTGCAGCGGGTTTCTTCACTGAGAACGTGTTGGATCGGTACTGGTTCGCGTTCTCGAACCCACGGCGCAACACGGGGTACTTCTTCGAGTGTTTCCACGCCAAACGGGACTTCTGGGATGGGGACCGTATCGACGCCCGGACGGTGGAGGGCACCGACAAGGCGATTTACGAGCAGATCATCGCGGAGCACGGAGAGGACTCGTCCGAGGCCATGGTTGAGGTGTACGGGGAGTTCCCGAGTACCGGGGAGGATCAGTTCATCTCGCCCGTTACTGTGGAGGATGCGTTCCGTAGGCCAGCGTACAAGGACCCTGGAGCGCCTACGGTCATGGGGGTGGACCCGGCGCGCGGTGGGGCTGACTACACCGTCATCGTGGTACGCAAGGGGCGGGACATC